CTTCGCCGCGCATGACATCGCCGACGAAGGCCATGACCTCCTCGTCGCGCGCGATCGCCGTAAACATCTTGCCGTCGCCGGTGCGCAGCCAATGCTCGTCAACGTGGAACTCGCGGCAAATGGAGACGATAGCGGAATCGGGCGGAATTCTCTGCCCAGTTTCCCAACCGGCGATTGTTGACTGTTTTACGCCTATCCTTGCTCCGAAATCGGTTTGATTTAGGCCGACGTGGCTGCGCAGTTCTTTTATTTGATTTTGCACATTATAGGCCTCCTTTCGAAATGAATATACCACGTGGCGTATCACATTGCAATATTTTTTCGAAAAAACGAGATAATTTTATTGACACGGATATTGCAAGGTGATAATATGGCATTGCAAAGAGATTCACATCAAACGCAAAGCAATGCAACAAAGTGCGAGGAGGTGATGAAAATGCTTACAAAGAACGAGCAGAAGACGCTGGAGCGGCTGGAGACGGTCATGCAGCGCATGGATGACATGCAGAAGGCGCAGCTGTGCGCCTTTGCAGAGGGGCTGGCGATGGCGCTGGAGCACAGCAAGCGCGCGTCGTAAGTCGCGCGCGATCCATTCGATTGGAGGTGAGGATATGGAAAAAAGTAAGTACGAAGAAAACGCCAAGAAGATTATTGATCTGGCGGAAGGCATGACGGACGCGCAGTGGAGCCGCATCCGGGTTCTGATCAACCGCTGCATTGACGAGAAAAAGGCCAAGGTGACCTTTGAAAAGCCGGAACGCCTTGACCTTCTGATGAAGCAAAACTTCATTCTGTGACAAGCGGCGGGAAAACAAGGATTCATTGAGGAGGTGAGGACATGGATTCTATGGAGCTTCACAGGGCGCTGCGGGCGCACTGCCAAAAAGAAAAGGCAGACTGCACAAAGTGCTGCCTGCGCCTTTTCTGCTACACGCCGCCATGTGAAATGACGGACGGCATGATGGAGGATGTTATTTCATTTGCCGCCAATCAGCATAGCCACACGGAAAGTCAAACTCATTTATGCCATTGCAGCGACGGTCGGTCGATGCCGTGCCCATGTGAACTGGACATGAGCACCGCACTAGGGTACGAACACCGTCGATGACCTCGTAATCCTCGAGGATCTGAACATTCCGCTTGATTTTGTGGCAGTGATAGAGACGCATTTCGTATTCCATCACGCGCTTCGGGTTCGGTTCCTGCATTTGTTTTTCCTCCCTTCGAGCCGATTCTATCATATCTCAGCGGGAAAACAAGGGCATTCATTCGCACGGGGAGGTGGTGAAGATGAAGCCCACAAGAGCCGGATACATCCTGTTATCCGTGGCGACGCTGCTGAATTCGATCACGTTAGCGATTTTGGTGTGGTCGAAACTTCTGGCATGACACCGCAGAAATAAGTGAAGGAGGTACAGCATGGAGAACATCGTGAGCATCCTGTCCGGGCTGGGTGTTGAAATCCCGCAGGAGCTGGTTCCCGCTTTGCATAAGGAAATCGCGGAGAACTACAAGACGGTCGCGGAGTTCCAGAAGCTCCGCAAGCAGTTCGACCGGTTGAAAAGCGGGCTGCCGGACACAGCCGCAAGCTATTCCAAGCTGATGATCGCAAGCAACGGGAGGCAGAGCGCGGTACTGTTCGACGGCGTCATGATCGGCGTCGGCGTTGACGGTATCCGCCTTGACGTGAAGGAGGGCGTATCGAAGCTGAGTATTACCGGCATTGATGTGGCGCGGTTCCGCGCCGGGACAGAAGAGGACTTCGAGCGCTTTTGCGCCGGATTGTCAGGGGATGACCCGGGCGGAGAATGACGCCGGTTCATCTGATTTCAAAAAGGAGAGAGGTACATATGCCGCGAGAAAAAGAAACCTTCCGGCTTGAGCTGGAGGAAATCTTGAAGTTTACCGGCGGCCGCCGGGTGTTGACGGTGACAGACGTCAGCAATTATACAGGGCAAAGCAGACGGGTGTGCCGCGAGCGGTACAACGTCAGCGGGAAAGAGGGCATCAGCGCCGTGGCGCTCGCCCAGATGCTGGCCAGATAGATCAAGAGAAAGGAGAAACCAATGAAAGCAACAGGAATCGTCAGAAGGGTCGATGGCCTCGGCCGCATCGTGCTGCCGAAGGAACTGCGCCAGACGATGGGCATCCGGACGGGAGATCCCATGGAGATCTATACAGACGCGGACAACATCATCCTGCGCAAGTATGTGCCGGGCTGTGCGTTTTGCGGGAGTGTGGACGGAGTCCGACATATCCACGATGTGCCGATGTGCGCTATCTGCGCGAACAACATGCAGATGCTGTACCGCACGGCAGAAGGCGGTGACGACGAATGAAGGTGTTCGGAGATCCGCGTGCCAAGGCGAAGGTGCGCCGCTACATCATCTGGGGCCTCGAGGATGGCCTCGTCTGCGCGTCCTTCATGGCCGGCATCGCTCTGGCGGGGTGGCTGTTTCACATCCTCTTCGCTGCGCTCGGCGTCGCATGAGACGTCCGGAGGTCGTATATATGTCACCGGCAGAGCTGGCCATGCGACGCCGGAATGACCGCTGGGCAGCGCATGGCCGCGCGCGGGTGGCGCTCCCGGGGCGCAAGGCCGTGGTCGTACCGTGCGCATCGCCGTTCGCGGCGATCCAGTGCGCGGCGGAGCTGTGGGGCGTCCCATGGCAGGAAGTCGTCCACGGGGCGCGCGTCATGTGGGCGCCGCCGGAGACATAAAAAGACACCGCCTGCGAAGATCGTCAAACCCGCAGGCGGTGAAAACACAATAGCGCACAGGGCGCGCTACACTATATAAAATTATAGCATACAGTTGCCCGCCCTGCAAGCCGAAAAACGCTGACGCCGCAAGGCGTTTTCAGCTTCGGTAAGACCAATTACTAACTCGACCGGAGACAGACAGGGAGGCAATCATGCCGTATGTACATCGCACCGTCGTGTGCGGGGAAACGGTCGAGCACCGCAAGATGTATTCATCCCGTGTGCACAGCAAGGAAGTCAAGCCGCGCAAGCGATCATCCGAGAAGGAGACCTCCAAGCGTCAGGAGCGCATCAACGAGCGCGTGGCAGAGGAGCACCTGCGCTGGCTCATCAACTGCAACTACCATTATGGCGACTTCCATCTGGTGCTGCACTACTGGTGCAAAACCATCACATTAGAGCAAGCCGAGCGGGACAGAGCCGCGTTCTTCCGCGAGCTGCGCAAGGCGTACGCCAAAGCGGGCAAGCGCCTGAAATACATCGCCGTGCTCGAAACAAAGCACATGACGAACGTGCATCATCACATCCTCCTGCCGCGCTTTGACGCGCAGATCATCGCCGCTGCCTGGACAAAGGTGACCAATGGCGCGGGCTCTATCAGCTTCCAGATGCTCGATGACCGCAAGAACCACGCAAAGCTCGCGTCCTACCTCATCAAGGAATCACGCTCCACCATGCGCCGCTGCCGCGAGCAGGGCATCCGCCGCCGGCGGTACACCTGCAGTGCCGGCATGGCAAAGCCGGAGATCCGCTATCAGGTGGCCAAGGCAGAGACGTGGCGAAAAGAGCCGAAGGCCAGACGGGGTATGCATCTCTATCGCTTTGACGATGGGTCTGAGTATAAGAGCGGCTGGCACGAACTGAGCGGCTGGCCGTGGCAGGAGTATTACGAGATCAAAGACACCACATAGGAAGGAGCGCACACAATGGGAATCTGTATGGACAGCCTGCCGCCGCGCTATCAGAAACAGGCGGCGCGCAAGCTGGATCCTGTGGCGTATGAAAAGGCGCTGCAGTTTTTCCACGCCGAGGAGTCGGCGAAAAACCCAGCGCGTCAGGCACAGGGGAGTATCAGCCGTGCGACCGGGGAAGGCTTTGAGGCGCAGATCCTCACGGCCTGCGCGTATTACCGGGCGCATGGCATCGCAGAGATCGACAAGACGCCGGAGCCAATCAAGGTCATTTCCGGCCGGCATCAGAATCCGAGCGGCTGCTGGTCGTTCGAGGCGGTTTTCACCAAGCAGGCGCAGCCGGATTTTCAGGGCACGCTATGCGGCGGCAGCAGCGTAGTGTTCGAGGCCAAGGCCACGGACAAAGACCGCATCCTGCAAAGTGCGGTCACAGAAGAGCAGGCGCGTGCACTGGAATCGCACGCCAATATGGGCGCGCTGGCGTTTGTGCTGGTGTGCCTGCGCGGGCGCGCAGTGTATCGTGTCATGTGGGAGGACTGGCAGAACATGAAAGAACTATTCGGCCATAAGTACATGACGGCCGTGGAGCTGGAGCCGTACCGGGTGCAGCTGCGTCAGGGCGTGATCCGGTTTCTCGGCGATCCGGAGTGAGGTGGGCACATGGCAATCAAAAACTATACGACGAAAGTGGACGTATATACGTCCATCGGGGAAATCCAAGGCGCGCTTGCACGCCACGGCGCCACCAAGATCATGATTGACTACGATAATGGCAAGCCGCAGGCGATCGCGTTTGGGATCGACACGCCGGTTGGGCCGCGTGGCTTCCGCCTGCCGGCGGCCGTAGACGGAACGCTGCGAGTGTTCGCGGCGCAGAAGATCAAGGCCGACCGAGAGCAGGCAGAAATGACTGCGTGGCGGAACGTGCGCGACTGGGTGCTGGCACAAATGGCGCTGATCGAATCCTGTGATGTGCCGATGCAGCAGATCTTCCTGCCGTATATGGCAGATGATCGCGGCCGGACGGTGTACGAGCTGTATGCCGCCGGGCAGCTCGCACTCGGCGCGGGGGAGGATGCATGATGCTGCGCACACAGGAGACACTTGACGGCGAGATCATCGTTGACAGCTTTGCCGGTGGCGGCGGCGCGTCCACGGGAATTGAGCTGGCGCTGGGGCGAATCGTCAATGCGGCGATCAATCACGACCCGGCAGCGATCCGGATGCACGAAGCGAACCATCCGTACACGGAGCATTACCAGGCATCTGTCTGGGATGTAGATCCGGAGGCGGTCTGCCGAGGTCGGCCGGTGGCGCTGGCATGGTTCTCGCCGGACTGCAAGCATTTTTCAAAGGCAAAGGGCGCGGCGCTTGTTGACCGCAAAATCCGGGGCCTCGCGTGGATCGTCCTGCGCTGGGCGGCGAAGGTGCGCCCGCGCGTCATCATCCTTGAAAACGTCGAAGAGTTCCAGACGTGGGGGCCGGTGCGTAAGGGGAAGCCGGTAAAGAAACTGGCCGGTACGACGTTCCAGAAGTTTGTCGGGCAGCTTCGGGCACTGGGGTATACCGTGGAATGGCGCGAGCTGGTGGCAGCCGACTATGGTGCGCCGACTACCAGACGTCGGCTGGTGCTGATTGCCCGCTGCGACGGACGTGCGATCGTCTGGCCGGAGCGCACACACGCCCCGCGAGACAGTGCGGAAGTGCGCAGCGGAAAACTGCTGCCATGGCGCAGCGCCGCGGAGATCATCGACTGGTCGCTGCCGTGCCCTTCGATTTTTTCGACGAAGGATGAAATCCACGAGCGGTACGGCATTTCCGCCGTCCGGCCGCTGGCGGACAACACCATGCGCCGCATCATTCGTGGCGTGGACAAGTTCACGATCAAATCCGGGGCGCCGTTCATCGTTGAGTGCAACCATTCAGGAGGTGGGCACGTCACGGATAGCCAAGAGCCGTGTAAAACGATTACGGCAAAGCACACCGGTGGCATTTGCCGGCCGGTCCTCACGCCGCTGACGATGACGAATACCAGCAACAGTGTCGGGGCACCGGTCTCCGCGCCGATGAACACCGTCCGCACAGGCGGTGGCGGCGGTCAGATGCTTGTAACCCCATCGCTGATGTGCATTGGACAGACCGGGGGCGGGAATCGAATAAGGAGCCTGCACGAGCCTGCACCTACGACTGTATCGAAACAAGAGGCCTGCCTTGTTGCCTCGTCACTGATCCAGTATCACACGGAGAAAACAGAAAGCGCCCGAGCGGCTGGCCTAGATAAGCCCATCTGCACGGTGGACGCCGCGAACCGTTACGGCCTTACCTGCGCGAATCTGGTGGAGTATTACGGCGGCGGCCGGCCGTTGGATGTGCAAAGCCCGATGCATACGGTCACGAGTCACGACCGGGAAGCCGTGGTTGCTGCACATGTAGTCAAGTACAAGCGGGACGAGGTCGGCACACGGCCGTCGGAGCCGCTGCCGACACAGACGGCGGGCGGCGTTTTTGGCTGCTGCAAGGCAGTGCTTTGTAAAATCGGCACATCCGAGCGGCTTCACTACTGGCCGCAGATCCGCGATCTGCTGAACCGGTACTGTGGCTACGCACTGGGCACGGATGACCTGCTACTCCTGTCAATCGGCGGGGTGCTGTACTATATCGCGGATATCGGCTTGCGGATGCTGTCGCCTCGGGAGCTGTACAACGCCATGGGCTTTCCGCCGGATTACATCATCGACCATGATGCGGCCGGAAAGCCATACCCGAAGACACAGCAAGTAGCCAGATGCGGCAATGCCGTTTGCCCGCCGATGGCTGCGGCCGTTGTGGCAGCGAACCTCCCGGAGTATGCAGTGCCAGGGAAAATTGAGACAATGGCCGCGCTCGCTGATGCGGTGGCTATGTAAAAAACAAAGGAGGACAACCATGAAGATCTACATATCAGGGAAAATCGCCGGGGATCCGAACTATAAGGGAAAATTCGCACGAGCGGCTGCACAACTTGAGCGGCTGGGCGCGACGGTCATCAATCCGGCCACAGCGCCGGAGGGGCTGACCAAGCTGGACTATATGCGCATCTGTTTCGCCGAGATGGAGGCGGTGGACTACGTCGTGTTTCTTCCGGACTGGGCGGAATCTGCCGGTGCGAAGCTGGAACGCGCGTGGTGTGACTATGTCGGAGTGCCAACAGCAAACTGGGACGCTTTTCTGGTGGACATGCTTTTGAGGAAGTCGCACGGTTATACATTCCGAGAACTGTTGGCGCTGGAGCATCCGGACGCGGTGGACGAAACCTGTGTTGGCGGGTGTTTTGGATGCCCGAATACCTACGGTTACGAGCCGGAGAACAAACCGTGCCCGCATGAACATGTTCATCAGCGAGAGGCAAAAGAAGTACTGTGCGCGGCCTGTTGGGATCGTATCGTCCCGGGAAGCGAGGTGCGGAATGGCTGAATACATAAGCGAGGCGGAAGTGCTGCAGAGAGCGCTGGACACCTACGGCTCCGCCCTGCAGATCGTGGTGATGATGGAGGAAATGAGCGAGCTGCAGAAAGAGCTGTGCAAGTACCTGCGCGGCAAATACTCGCCAGCAAGTATCGCCGAGGAGATTGCCGACGTGGAGATTATGCTAGAGCAAATGAAGATGCTGTTTTGCTGCGCAGACGATGTGCACGATGTTCGCAGAAGAAAAGTGGAGCGGCTGAAAGAGAGGCTGGACAATGGAACCTGAATACATCGAGCGGAAAGCGCTGGATAAAGCACTGACGGCCGCCGCGGCACATGACAAGGACAAAAACCGCCGCACATGGGCAAAGGCGATCTGCATTTTGCACGATCTACCGGCTGCCGACGTTGCGCCGGTGGTGCACTGCAAGGACTGTGCCCATAGGACTGAGATGGGTAATTGCGGGCACCCACGCCACCATGGGATTTTGCCGTCAGCGTATCCATATGATTTTTGTAGCTACGGCGAACGAAACGAGGTGACTTAATTGGACTGGAAGCGGGAGGCGGCTGATGAGCTGCGAAACTACACGAACCGAAGGGCGGCAATTGAAAACATCAGAGATCAGATCGCTGACCTGGCGACGGAGATCACGAGCATCCGCAGTGCCTCGGCGGACGGCAGCCCGGTCGCCGGCGGCTCAAACGGCCGGGACGATGCGCTCGTCAACAACATCCTGAAACGTGAGCGGCTGGAAGAGGCGCAGCGCTTGACAGAGAACCGTGTACGCCGCGTGGATCGTGCCTTGAATCAGCTCTCTGAGCGGGACCGCTGTGTGCTGCAGCGCTTTTACATCACGCCGTGTATCGGCGGCGTCGAGCGGCTGTGCCGGGAATTGGCCATCGAGAAGCCAACAGCATACCGTTGGAAAGACAGCACGCTGCGGAATTTCACGATTATCATGTATGGCCTCACGGAGAGCTGACGAAAAGATGAGAAAAAAGTGAGACGATTTTTTCGAAAATCTGTGTTAAAGTGATATCGCGGGATTGCGAGAGAGACCGGTCCCGCAAGTCACTTTGTGATATACCTCTCTTCCTTTGATCCTTTTGCAGAATGTACGCATGGCTTTTTCTCTTGTCTCTGTCAACTCCGGTTTTCTAATGTCTCTCAACAAAGCAAAGCACCGGCCCGGTTTCGGGTTCGGTGCTTTGTGCATTCTGGTGCGGTTATGAATCTGAAACAACTTACCTACAAACTGCAGGCGGCGCTGAACCAGCGCGGCGAGCATTACAAAGTCAATCAGTTACAGCACTACTCCGAGCGGCTTGGCCGGATGGTAACAAAATACGTGCTGGAAAAGGCAGAAACCGATGAAACTGGGAAGCATATCAGCACGAGCGTACTGGAGACTTACAGCATGGCGGATGTCGTAAAAACGCTGGCGAAAATCTATAGCGGGTGATCCCATGAATCTCACGCCAAAGCAGCGCGCTTTTGCGGATTTTTACATCGAATTGGGCAATGCGACCGAGGCGGCGCGCCGGGCGGGATACTCGGCGAAAACCGCCAAATCCATCGGAGCGGAAAACCTGACAAAACCTGACATAAAAATCTATATAGCGCGGCGGCAGGAAAAAATCGAATCCGAGCGCACGGCATCCCTGAAAGAGATCCAGGAGCTGCGCACGGCGATCATGCGTGGGCAGGAAAAAGACCAGTTCGGCATTGAAACCTCCATCGCTGATCGCCTCCGTGCGGCGGGCGATTTGGAGAAGTCGCTGCGTATCAAGGAAGAGCAGGAAACAAAGGCAGCAGCACGCGCATCCGCACATTATGAGCTGCCGGCGCGCGTACTAGGCCGGGCGTTTGTCGACATCAACAGGCGTATTCAGCCGAACATGACGTATGTCTTTGAAGGCGGCCGCGGCGGCCTGAAATCGTCATATATATCCCTGAAAATCGTCGAGCTGCTGAAAAACAACCCGACGATGCATGCCTGTATCATCCGCAAGATGGGCAACACCCTGAAAGACAGCGTGTATGCTCAGATGAAATGGGCGATCAACGAACTGGGGCTGTATGATGAATTCAACTGCAAGCTGTCGCCGCTGGAAATCATCCTGAAAGAAACCGGCCAGACGATCTATTTTCGCGGCTGTGACGACCCATTGAAACTGAAATCCATCAAGCCGCCGTTTGGATATATCGGCATCCTGTGGAAGGAAGAAAAAGACCAGCTTTGCGGGCCGGAAGAAGAACGCTCCATCAACCAATCCGTGTTGCGTGGCGGTGCAGATTCTTATGATTTTTCGTCGTATAACCCGCCAAAAAGCAAATCCAGCTGGGTCAACAAGGAACGGCTTGTCCCGGATCCGGGGCGCGTTTTTCATCATTCCAGCTACACGGAAGCGCCGCCGGAATGGCTGGGCGCGAAGTTTATCGCCGACGCGGAACACCTGAAAGAGGTCAACCCAGCGGCGTATGAGCACGAATACGAAGGCGTAGCC